CACTGTCCAAACCTGTCATTCGAGAGATAGCGGACGAGATGCCATTTCTCGGTTGGCAGGTAAAATTTCAAGTCAAGCTGTCTGTCGTACTTGATAAGGCTCTGCACCAAATTAAGATCAGCGCGAATCTCGCTGTATCTGTTTCTGAACGGAACTCCTGCCCATTGCTGTCGCGTCATTTCCATAAAACCCTCAAGCTACTTCCCTCGGGGGCGGTTAAGTACCCCCGAGGGTTTCGCTCAATTAACTAGCCCTGGCTGGACGCGGTCGTCGCAACACCCTTGAGTACAGACTGGTGTCTGCGTGCCGTGGTCGCGAATTCCATGTCGCACACGAGGGTTCCCTCGTATGATTCCGTGGCTCCGCTGCCGACCTGACGGGCAAGGATGTTTCCGTCTTCCTTCATCCAATCGAAATCTGCCATGCGGTAGATTCCAAGATCCTTGAGTGAGAGGAAGTAGAAACGAGTGCTCGTCGAGCTGGCCTGACAATGACGATCAATGACCAAAGGAATGTCATTGAAGTCGATGTACGAGTACCCGCCCTTCAGCTTGCCGACTTGAGGCGTTGTGTAACGCTTCTGAGCGGCCAGAAGAGCGATGTACCGACGACGACCGTCATAAGACGTTTCGATCAGATCGACCTTTCCGCCACGAATCTCAGCGGCGTCCTGCGCCTGCTGCATGTCGTCTTCTGACAGAGGGACTGGCGCCGTGTCGTCACCGAACACGTTGCCCTTCCAGATGGAGATAGAAGACGGGTCGATGTTCTGAAGAGAGCCGGAAGACGCCGTGATAAGCGCCAAGCCGTTCAATTCATCCGTCGCACCAGTACCGGCGATTCTCATCGTGTCATTTGTCGTGGTCGTGATCGAACCTGTGAGGGTGATCTGAGTCGGCGAGTCGATTGACAAGATGGTTTTATCCAAGTTGTCACCACCACCCTGGAAGTCAACGTGCATACCCTCTTCGAGATACTGAGTCGAAGAGACGGTTTGCGTCGCAGACGTTGCGCCGGTCGTGACGGTCGCCAGAACGCCTGTTCCGTCACCATGAAGCTGACGGTTAACGTCGGACGACAAGTCATCAACCATACCCTTCGTTTCCGAAGTCACCGAACGGAGAAACGCGCCGCGATCAGACTTCGTCGCGCGGATCGTCTTGCCGCTGATGTTGATACGACCATAGACGTCCTTCGTGGTGAAGTACGCCTTATCGTATTGCTGGTTGCGGGCGGTCGGGAGAACGCCTGTTCCGGCGGTTCCACGAGAGCCAACGCCCCAGTTACGACCGAAGTGAAGCGGCAGGATGACCTGTTCACCAACGACTTCAGTCGAAGACTTCTTGAGCTGTGCTAAAAGCACGGTGGCCATGTTCAGGTTCTGCCGAACAGGACCGATGTAAAAGTTCTTCAGGATGTCCTGAAGAGTTGCCATAGTTGCGGCCATGAATTCCCCTTATGACGCCTACCCCTTGAGAGTGCCGTCTCCGTACAGACCGGCGATTGCAGCATCAGCTTCTTCCCACGTCTTAGGCTGCTTTCGCATAATCGGAACCGACCCACCCTTTGGTGATTTTGGCGCCTTGTTTTTGACTTCTTTCTTTGCGGCGATGTATTTCTGAAACTTATCTTCCAGCTCTCCCTGCATGCGTTTCGCAATCTCCATGATCGATTCGCTGCCATCGCCAGAAGCGAGTTCAACCAAGAGCTTCCTCTTTGTCACATCGGGAAATGCGGCTATCGCCTCATCAACCTGCTTGTCGTAGGTTGACATGGTTTGCTCGTACTCAGCTTGCTGACGGGCCTCGATGGCCTTCTGTTCGCGGGTCTTGTCTTGCTCCTCAATGCGTTCAAGACGACGAGCAAACTCGCTGACCTGCTGCGCGTTTGGATCTACGGTTGATGCCGATCCCTGATTGACATCACCGTTTTCCTTGAACCATTCGCAGAATGTGTTCCACACCTGCGGACTGATTCCTGCTGCGTGAAGACCGTGTGCCATCATCTCTTGTTTCGTGAACGCGGAAAGAACCTTGCTTGGTTCCATGTATTTGAAGATGTTCCGAGGATCTTTCATGACCTCTTCTTGATTTCTAATCACAGAAGCGGCCTCGTCTCGGATCTTCGCTACCTCTTGCGTCTTCCGCGTGTAGTCGGCTTGCCTTAAGAAGCCCTTCTCAAGCTCTTTGATGTGGTCGCCGGTCAACTTTGAACCCTCTTTGAGGGACAGTTTTCCGTTGACGTCAAAAAGCGGAGCCGCTTGTTTTGGCGCCGTTACTTGTGGCGCAGACTTATCAGCCGGTGTTCCTTTGTCGGCGACCTTCAGTGTCCCACCATCATCGGACGCCGTTGCCTCAGAAGACTCTTCTGGCGCTTCCGCGCCATCTTCTTCAGCCCCGTCTTCCGGGATGGAGTTCAACAACTGCTCTTCGAGAGACCCTGTTCCTTCGCCGAAATCTCCAGAATCGGCTTCTGGTGCTGCGCCTTCAGTTTCTTTTCCCATACTGTCTCCTTCAGTCGCGAACCCTTGTCCTTACCCCATACCTTGCGGAATTGGAGGTGGCGGTCCTCCCGGTGGTGGCATGGGTGGCGGTCCACCAGATCCAGGTGTTCCAGGCGGCGGAATAACCCCTGGAGGCGGCATTGCCCCCGGAGGTGCCGGTGGAGGAGGAAGTGGCGGACCAGGAGGCGGGGCTCCCGGTGCTGATTTGTCTCTAAGTTGTTCGTGGATCTTCACATGGAGATCGATACCGGCCCGGATCTTGTCGCTCATCTGGCGGTATCTTGGTGACTTCCTGAGCTTATTGTGCTGCGCGATGTGAAGATCGTGGTCCTCAAAATCATAGGCTGGAATCGTCAATACCTTCGGAGGCTGAACGCCCGGAGGTAGGGCTGGATCGTGAAGCGGGTTGTCGATGTACTTCAACCCCTCGCGATTGATGAACATCTTATTCTCGCGCTTGGCCTGCGCTGTATCGAGATCTTGGTCGTCAAACAGATCGGCCACGTTTCCAAACTCAAGGAGCTGCAAGACCTTCTTGCGGACCTCTGGAGACTTCTGATCCCCAAAGATTCCGCTATCGTACATGTCCATCACCTTCTCTTGCATCAGGGCCTTGTTGCCGCCGATGATGTTCTGAGTCTGTACGCGGACGTCCTTCTTCATGGACTTGATGTCGTCTACGCGAACCTTGAATTCATCAACGTCGCCCTCTTGAGAGCCGACAATCTGATACTCACGATCCTCAGTTTGGAATTCTGCATAAAGTTCAAGGGCTTGATACCCAATCTCCTCGATAGCCCGATAGAAGCGCATCTTCGTCGGGGCCAAGCGGGTGTCGTCCTGTTCCTGAAGGGCCATGATGGCAGAGCCGGACTTGACTCCAGCGGGAGCCTTGGCGTTCGTAACCTCGTGCTGACCCGTCACGTCTTCGAAAGCTTTGTCGTACCACTGGAGTTGATTGACGACGTGCGGAGGCAGGCTTGCCGGTTGAAGCTGGTTGACAGTCTTCCCTGCGTTCACCTCAAGAACCTCAAAGCCGGTGTCGTCGTAAGACTCCTTCATCAAACCGGCGTTCTTTTCACACCAAACCTTAATATTTCCAAGGTAATTGCCGTTCTCAACGATCTGCGACCAAACCCTGTTGTAACCCTTCTGGATTGGAACGCAGAGTTCCATCGTCGAGAGACTCCAGAACGAACCAGAAACGGCGATGTCGTTGACCTTTATCAGAGGGTAGCGACCGTGTGCATACGGTAAATTTCCGGCCTCAAGCATCACTCCGTTCGCAGTGATCGCCCGGCGGCCCTTCGGATACCGATCCGAGGCTCTCTCGAACATGGTGTAAACCATCGCCATCTCTTCGGCGGGCTTCTGATCCGGCGCGATCTCCTGATTGTCCGTGCCAGTTAGGGCCATCAGGTGGCGTTGGTAATACGCTCTTACACTCAGATCGTTCTCCGACTTGACCTCTGATCCACGCTCCGTCCATCTTGTTCGGATGTCCTTCAGGGTCATAACCTGAGCGATGATGATGTAAGACGAGTCTTGAACGTTGGTCGCGATGCCGTCATTGATGATCGAAAACGGGTCCAAAATATCAACGGCAACGTCACCGACTGTCAGGCGCTCTTCAATTCTTTCTCCATCTTTATCAAGGACATAGCCTTCGTCGTCGATCTTGTACGGCATGTCATCAGGGATCGGCCCATCGTGTCTTTTGTAGGTTGGGATCTCTGTTCCCTTGTCGGCGTCCCAGTACACATAGAAAAACGCGTCACCGGCGTCCGCCGTCCACTCCGCTGCCGTAATTATCTTCTCAACCAATCTCTCTTGAGCCCATAACCAAGCGAGCTGCTTCGTTCCGGTTCGCGCCAAATCCTTGGCCTCATCCGTAGAATTTGCCGGAATGACTTCAAGCTCCGGCATGTCCTTGATGATCTTCGAGACCCGCGTCTGGTGAATCCCGGCCATCTTGTTGATCTTGATTCGGACTCGGTTCGGGTCTTCAACGGGTTCAAGACTGACACCATTGGTTGGATGGACCTGAATGTACTGGTGGCCTTGGCGCATCGCGATGGTGGTGAACCACTGGCGATGTCTTGTGAGTAGAACAGGTTCGGCGGCTTTGACGCGAGTCTGAACCAATGCGATAAAAGCCTCTTCGTCGAGGCTCTTTTCTTCGCCTTTGGCGTCTGATTTGAATATCTGGAACAGGTCTTTCAGTCCCACTGGGCTCCACGGCCCCGCAGTACCGTCTTATCGGCCAGATGGCTGCGGGCCATCTGTAAAGCACCCGTCGGGGCGCCGACAATCCTTCTGAGAATACTTTTCGCACTCCTTACAGCCTACACGCTTCACTCCAGGCTTTACCGGGTGGCCATGCCTCTTAAAGTCCGGCGACGGCTCATGAAGCGCACTCCAAATTTCTGGCATCTTCTCAGCCACGCGGAAGCGCCTTCTTTGGTTTGAAGCCCTTCTTCTTTTCTGGGGCCTTATCCATCGCATCCAAAAGAGCCTTGCCCCGATCCGAGGCATCGCCGAAATCGGTGATCTTGTTCTTTCCAGACTCCGGCATCTCGTCCATATGCCCGTCATCGTGGATGGTGTCAGAGAACTCGTTGTCGTCGCCGTATCTGGTGGCCTTCGGGAGCTTTAGGCTGTCGTCGGCCTTTCCTTGTCTCTCTTCATCGGGATTGAGATCTCCGGGAGCGGTCGCCGGGGCCTCAACGTCATGCTCTGGCCCGCTCTTGTCTTCCAAGCCAGGAAGATCTGAAGGCTCAGAACCCATGATCGCATGTTGCTGGTCAACCGACATTCCTTGGAAGTCCTGACCAGAAATCCCGTCTGAGGTAATGATCTTCTGAATCTCATCTGGGAGAATCTTCATCAGGTCATCTGTGACAATAAACGCCATAAGGCTCCTTTATAAACCGATTGTTAACCTACTCGAACCCGGCGCCGTCCTTGCCCAACTTGGCCTCGGCGTACTTGCGCTGACCGTTCTTGTTCTCTTCCTTCAACCGCTTGCGAATCTCCTCAACCTCAAGTTCGGCCATCCCACCATCTGGAAGATCATCTGCGGCATAAGAACTTTGACCCGTGCCTTCGCCGTCCATGTTGTTATTGTCCATCAATCGTCACCTTCTTCGTCTTCCTTCTCTTCCTCTTCTGGAGACTCGGCCTCCTCCTCCATGTCGTCGATGGCTGAGGCGAACTCGTCCTTACCTTCATCTGAAGGTTTACCACCCATGTCCTGCGCGTTCTTGCCCTTGGTGAACATCTTGGCAAGTAGCGGAGGAAGGCTTGCAAGATAATAGCTTTCGTTGTGGTAATCGTAGCTCTCGTCGCCATTCTTTTTCTTGGTCTTTTCACACCAGTTGCGGTCAACGATGTAGCCGTTCTCAATTTCACGGATGCTTACAGAAACCTTGTCGTCGCCCATTGGGCCTCCAATCATTTTGATCATCGATACCATCCATGAGGACTCTGGGTCGGCACATTCCGACGCTTCGACCTCGTTGGCTTCTTCGGTGCCACGCGCTCAGGAAGAGACTTCAGGTTCCTTGTGTGCGAGGCCATTCTTGCTGTCGTTCCTGCAATCACTTCGCCGCGCTGTTCCATCTCTGCAATCTTTCGGGCCTGAGCTTTGCTGGTGAATCTCGCAACTCTCATTTCATCCCCAGTTTCGCTTTAGCGTAGTGGGCAACCGTCATCTTCGGAGCGCCAATCTTCTTTGGGAGAATCTTGGTTGACTGATGCGCCAAGTCAGACGGCAACGGCTTCGGAACCTTGGCCAATGTCGTGTTGCCAAACTTCCAGCTTTCAGACCTTGGCTTGGAACTCATTTGTAACCACCATCGCCAGTGTCGAGCCTTGCTGAGGCGTACTGGCTCTGAGTCGGCTGACCATTTTGCTGAGATCCACGATTCGGATTACCACCTTGGCCCCACCCACCCTGAGTCGATCTGGTATGGCCGTAATTACTGGGGCTCACATTGGTCGGAGCCGCCGGTTGAGGTCTCTGATTCAAAGCCTGCTGCGCTTGTGGTGCGGTCTGCACCTGCAACGCGGTCGGCTGATACGCGACCTGCTGACCATAACCTTGAGACTGAACTGCTGCTGGCTGAACAGATGCCTGCTGAACCGCAGGAGCGACCGGCATTGACGCCACCGGTTGAGCAGGAAACGACCGACCAGCCTGCGCGACTGGCATCGATGGAACGTATCGATCCGCCGGAAGCTGCGCGTTCTGTTGAGGCATTGGCATTTGTGGCTGATAAACCATTCAGTCTCCTTACCAACCGATGCACTGGAAGCGGACATTCAGCGCACTCACCGACCCGCTTGCCTGCGTTGATGCCGTCGAGTACAGGATAATCTTTTGATTCGTCGGGTCCCAAACGCCGTTGTATCCGGTGTCGGGGTTCACGATGCACGAGCGCATGGCTGAGAGGCCAAGCGAGTGCGGCAGGAAAGAGAAGCCGCCACTCACATAGGTTCCGTACAGATCGGCAAGACCTGTGACCATCTTGTAATTCCCGCCGATGGCGAACGGGCCGACAAGATGCGTCGCGGTCCAAGTCACTGTGGCTTCAGCCTTGGGGGCGAAGATGCCCACACTGAAAGCCAGCAAAGCAAGAGCTGCAAGAATTCTTTTCATGGTTTCCCCTTAAACGTTAGATCCCATAATGGGATCGATAAATTTTGGTTTGCGTTCTTTTACGACGACTTCCGGCAATGGATTCAATTCTGTCTGACGATTCTGGGCGAACTGTCCGTAATCGCGGGCCATGATTTTCGATGTGAGTTCTCCGACGATCTTCTGGTGTTCACGCTCTCGCCAAGAGATGAACCCGATGAAGGTGACGAATGTTCCCACGAAACCGATGACCAGAGTCAGGACTTCCATGAGTCTCCTGTGGATAGATTCACCGATACTTATAAAAATGTACTGGTACTTTTATCTGGGGTGATCCGCGTGCCCGACCCGCCAAGATCGGTTTACAGATTTCAGATGAAACTATTGTGACCGAAAATTAAAAAACTGTCAAACAATTATGTTGACTTACCACGTCTTGCCAAGCACTGGATCGCGGGCGCCGCCTTGCTGTATCCGCCGCGCTCGCTCCCGCTTCTTCTCAAGCCATGTTTGGACCCGTTCGTCGTATGTCTTGAGAACTATTGGAGCGTTCTCATCACGAACGACATGAAGTCCGTAACCGTACTTCTTCACCATCTTTAGGCAGTAAACATAGGCGTCAACCAAGTCCTTAAGATTCTCCCCTGGAAATCCAAGTAGTTGCGCAGACAGGAACCTGTCATTAACTCTTGTTCTTCCCTGCTCCATAAGATCTGTTACCGAAATGGCACGCTGTATCTTGCCGCCATCCGGGTGTATCAGTATTGCTGGAACATTGTAAGGCTCTGCGGCAAGATCGTCGCGAAGCCATCGCTGCGCCGCCACATCCTCAATTCCGAAGCTGTAATGCTTCGCCTTGCCATGACGCGCGTACACAGATTTTGCTGCCTGCTTGAGTTGCTCGAACGTCCAGAACCCGTGAAGAACCTCCAAATCGTGGATAACTCCTTGAGTGTCTACGCCTACGGTGATGATTGCCGACTCGCAAGAGCTGTCGGTCTGGCGGATCTTGTCGGTGTATGCAGGATCGCAGAACGAGAATCTTACCTGGATGTCTTCGAGTGATTTGCGTTTTGCAGCAACAGCCTCTTGATTCATGTCGTGCGTAATACTTGGTACAATCCACTCCGGCAAGAAGATGTCTGAGTCGTCGGACCCATATTGCCCGTCACGAAACCTGAGCCTCAGTTTTAACGGCAGTTTGTCGAGTATCCCGCTGATGTAGTTTGGATCTAAGTTCTCCTCGTTGTCCTTTGGGTTCAACATCATGGTCGCGTAATTCTCTGGATCTGAAATTGGTTCATCGAAGGCACTATTTGGGTCTACATGCTGCAAGAACAGCTTATCAGACCAATGGCCAATCTTTGGCGGGTTGCAATCGTAAAACGCTTTCTTCTTTAGGGCGTTCTTCTGGCTCAAACGAGTTAATGCGATACCAACGGAAGCGTATGAGATTTCCGACACCTCATTGAAGAAGATCGTTGAGTATTCTTTTCCGAGGATCTTCTCAACCCTGGCGTTATCGTCAAGGCCACCAAACCACATCTCTGAACCGTTTGGCAGCGTTAGGAACCAGTCTGACTTGTTATAGGTGATTCGGTCGGCGATCTCTGGGAAGCAGTTGTTAACCACAAACGGCAGCGTGTCGTACCAAACTGATTGCTTGACGGACGCGAAGTGCTTTCTGAGGATAATGTGTCTGGACTCTGGGACCTTCAAGCCGCGCATCATCACAGCCCTAGTGAAGATGACGGTCTTACCACTTCGAGAGCCGCCACGCAGAAGGGTGTGCGTCTGCGGACCCTGGATCATATTCATGGCCTCGACCTGAATAGTGGTCCGTTTAAACATTCTCCTCGTCCTTGGCAATCACGACTTGCACAAGTGTCTTCTGATCTACCTTGATTTGCGGCTGATCGTTCAACCAGTTCTTTGGGTCGCGGTTTCTCAGGAATAGGCTTATGGCAGCAGTCTCTGGCGGATAATGCTTACGCGTCTGATGCGTCACAATCTGACCTTCGCTGCAAAAAACCTTTTCTTCCAAGTGCGAGTAACCACGGGCTCTTTCGTAAAGACTTCTTTCGATCCTAGAATTGGCAATCTTCTTGCCCTCCTCAATGGCGGTCATAAACTTTTCTTCTTTTTTCTTGTAAGTCTTTAAAACTGTTAGAGAAATATCAAAGAAGTGCGCTATTTCGGCTTGCGTGAATCCTTTGGCTGCCAACTGCTTTACCTTTCTGAGCTGAATTTTATGAATTTTCGTTTTGGCGCCACCAGGATGCTTTGGCTTGTCTGGTGTCGTCTGGGTGGCTGTTTGTAGGTCTGTTGGGCCTTGCTGTACGTCTGCGGCTGTTCCGGCTATATCCCGCACCACATTAATCTCATCATTTGTCGGAGTCTTTGGGTCGTCCATACAGTTCCTTGATCTCCTGTAATGACTTCAACGCCGACGGATCAAACACGTCTGAGAGTATTGATCTGTTTAGAGACTTATTGAGGTCTCGCGCCGCGCGACGGCTGTCTTTATTTAAACATTCCAACAATCTTTCAGAGAACCTATTTCTCGCTTTCCACTTCTCTGCCAACTGCGCCGCCCAGATCTCTTCCTTGCGGATCTTAATCGAAAACGACACTTCCTTTTGATTCATCTTTGCGTTTTCACTCATAATTATATAGATATGTCAAAATCAACGTTCACCCGAACTGCTGGCCGTAGAGACATTACCTGATCCCAATTAAATTCAAGCCCATACGCCTGCATCCTCTTCGAGACCGTTGGGTTCCAGAAGATGTCATGGCGATAAATCGGCTCCTCTGTTTGCGGATGGACCGACAAGTAAGAAACGCCAATTCTTTCGCCTGTGTGCGTGTAGATTATACCGGCGTTAAACTCGTCTTTTCGCTCAAGAACGATATCGTATGACGAAAAAAAATCATCTCGTCGGCTCTCTAGACCTTCGACACGGCAAAAATAAGAGTTGCTCACCGTTCACGCTCCGCGTCAAAAAAGCAGCAACATCAACCACAATGAGAAACCTTTTTAGCCCTTATGTCAAGTCATGAGAGGCGCCAGATCCGATTGCGGATATGATGCAGATGGCACCAGCGGCAATGCCAATACCGAGAATAAAAAGCTCCGCCGCAAGCGCCAACGCCGTGACCCACCAAGGAAATCTGTGAGCCATCATCCCAATGAAAATGTGCGGTGGGGCCAATAGGGCGATCAATATCGACTTCCAGTATCTCACAGATCCTCCGGTGTATTCATGGGGCCGTAAAGTCGTTCAAGCTCATCCATCACGTCTTGCGTGAAAACTGTTCCAGCCGGGCACCCACTGTCGCAGCCGTACATAATCGAATCCGAGTCTTCCGAGTGTGGCAATCCAAGACAGTGACCGATCTCGTGGACAAACGTCCTCTCTTTCGACAGAGAGCCTCGACGAATCAGAATGTGACACGATCCATCGGAATCAAACTTGGCCTGACCGCCCCATGCCGGATCATCCATCTCATCGGCGCTTGCTGAATCGATTGTGATCAGAACTCCAGAACCAGAGTCGCGAACCAAAGCATCTCGCCCAAACGCCTCATTCCACACCCCAATCGCAGAATCAAGAGATGGATCTTTTATCTCAGATACCACGTTCCACGTCTGTGGCTTTATCGACGTGCATCCCATTGTGATGACAAATAAAAACACACATGAGATAATTTTAAACAACTTCATTTGACACCCATCTTTCTTCGCTGTCTCACAAACTCTGCGGCTTCTTGATACGCCTTATCAACAATGATCTCTTGCATCTCGGGGATCTTGCCGTATTCCGGTGTCGCCCCGGCTTTACGCATCACAATATCAACGACCATGCTTTGAATCATTGCCTTTTCTTCTGAGGTGAAGTCGTCTGGATGCGGAATCTCTTTTGCGCCAGACATAGCGCCGCACTCTTTTTGGCAGAATTGTTTGATCTCTTGAGCCGTCTGCCTGATCACCTCTCCCGATCTTGTCCAGCCCATCACGGCTCCGGCCTTATCAATACCGCAGAAAACCATGCAATTCGCATCAGCGAAAGCCGCCATTGAAATGGACATTATCACAAGCAACATGATAACAGATTTCAACTGAACCTCCTATTTTAAAAGGTCTTTCGCCTGAACAAAAGTTGGGTCATTTTTTAGTATTTTCAAGACAAGATCATTCACATCTGAACCATCCATCTTCCTCTTGATGGCCTCAAGATAAATCGACATGACGACCTCTGGGAATTGTGCATACATCGCGTCAACGGACTTCTTGTCAACACCACCAACCATGAGACCCAAAATATTCCAATTGTATATCGAATCCCACGCACCTGGAGCAAGCTTCAGAGCCAACGAAGAGAATCGAACAGCTTCATTCACATCTTCCGACATGTGCGCCATTACAATCGAAAAAAGACTAATCTGATAACAGGTCAAAATTGTTACGGCGACGACGGTTAAGATAGCTGTCAGAGTCTTCATTTGAATCCTTTCTGAGGATCATGGCCGCATACAGAGACGCCATCATCCTCATCAGCGGAAACAGAAAAGAGGTGTCAAACATTGTTGCTGTCATAAAAATTATGACGCCGACCAGACCCAATCTCGATAATTCATTTTTCGATCTAATTCCGGCGCCAACAAGGATGAATACCCCTGACACCCATATCATGGTTCCAGCAAAACCAACCTCTGCACACTCTTGAGCTATCTGATTGTGGGCATGATAAACCCACTCAGAAGCCGATGGTTTACTGGTGGCAAATCTTGGGAAAACAAACCTGAAAGATCCGAGACCCCAACCAAACATTGGTGCTTCATTGCTCATAACAGAAACATCATTCAGGATTTCAATACGACTCGGCGATTTCCAGTCTGACCATCTCTGCACAATTTTCCCGCGCACACCTTGCGGGCTCAACATTGCAATCAGAAAGGCGCACACAAAGAGAATGGTGCAAGCAAATATACAATCCCTGAGCGTCTTAAAAAACAACATTAACGCCGCGCCAGATCCAGCCAATGCGGCGACCTCAGCCGCTCTCGTTCCGGTCCACAAAAGTCCGGCGAGACACAGAAGAAAGCAGATGACCCACCAAAACCTGCGACTGTGCGCCAACAAAAACAAGGCCAGTGGGATATGAAGCGCGAACCAGTCTCCAGTATAAGAAACATGCCCTATTGGCCAAACCTGATTCGCATCTAATCCGGACGGCCAAACTGCAACTCCGTGAAGATGAAGCCACAACACAACGGCCATAATTGATGTCGATACAGTGCTCGCTCTACAAATGGCCAAAATCTGTTTCTCTGATAACTTAACAAGGCTCCAAGTGAGACCGCACCAAATAAAAAGTCTGCACAACTCCAAAGCGCCCTCGTATTGCGCGGTCCCAAAAACAATCGAGATTGAGGCGATGAGAAAATAACCAACCACTTGGCCGATAATTGGAAAATTAAACTTTTCTTTTCTTTTTTTCAAAAGATACAAAAACAAAATCGCCGCTGGAATATAGAAAATATTCTTTGCGTCATCCGAGGCCCTTGGAAACAGCGGGGACCACAGCCACGATATGGCAAGCCATAATGTTGTGATAAAAATTGTCATGTTTTATCTGATTTGAATTCATCTGCATTGCCTTGCCAATATCTGCATTGGATATTGAGATGCTCTAGCAGGAGCTGAACTAGCTTCGATTCTTCGCTCAAACGTCCCCCAATCGTTCCGGGTCCAGCCCGGCGGCGATAAGATCTTTTGCGCAATCAGAACTAAAAAGGCCGTATCCAGTCTTTCGATCAAACACAGCTCGCAACCACTTCGCCACCTTCTCAACCGGGTCCGCCTCGGGGATGGGTTCGAAGAGGTCTGGGAAATCAGACAGCGATTGAAATCCTGCTATTTTGAATGACGACATAGAGCCGTCGTCAATTATGGTTCCCCGCTTTCCAAATGGCGTATCGATACGGAATCTGTATTTCATTTCGCATTCGTCCTTTCATATTGAGCCATTTCAATTTGCTTTTGATATTCACGCTCAGACTCTTTGACGCGCATCTTTAGGCGAAACAAATCATCTTGAGACGGGACATGCCCAAAAGACTTCCAGAGCATTTGAATGTTTTCTTCTACGATTGGTCGATTGATATAATCCGTGCTCATTTCCCCCTCGTCCTAGCCGTCTTCGACGGCGGTTCTCCGCCTCCCGACGAGCACCTAGTGCGAGTCAGGAAATCCTCGACGGATTCTTTGGTGTCCAACATATTAAGCCCTTGTCTTCCAACAGCAGACGGATCAACATCATATCCAATGATGTCTCTGTAGATGTTTCCAAACCACTTCCTTGCATTCTCTATTGCCGTTTCAGAAGGTCCAAGAAACGCGATCTCGGCGACGTAGGCGGGGACATCTGTTGGTTTTAGTTCGTCTGTAAATAAAGGGGTGTCTGAAACAAAAGACACATCCCAAACAAAACCGCTCTCGTTCACTATTCCGGCGGCTTGAAGCTCGCGGCAGAGGTCAAGACTTAGGAAGTTCATTTTACTCTTCTCCAGCGAGTTTCCTTGCCTGTTGCAGAACAGAATGTTTTCAAATCTCGGAACTTTTTCCGACGCCTATCCATTTTACGAGTTGCTCCACACTTTGGGCATTTAAACTTCATCTCTTCTCCCTCCAACTCCCTTGCGGGGGTTCTGTTCACTTACGTTCACGCCAACTCAGCGTCACGCGGACGGGGTAGCCATAAAACTTATAATAAATCTCTGAAAAGGCGGAGCGACATCCCCGTTCAGTTGCAAACTCATCTGAGAACAGGCTATCCATCACAATATCGTACCAACGCCACACAACTTTCTTCCTCAACCGACTGGGCTTACGTTTGGGTTTAGACTTCATATATTCGCCTCAATTTTATCCGTTTGCACACAAAGCAAAACACCTGTTCTATCGAATGGCCGCGCAGCAAAACAGGCTTTGACCACTCATGCCTGAACCAATGAAGTATTCGGCGGATCATGACTCACCTCGGAAAGTTTTGAGGGAGGCAAGAAACTGCTCCGCCATCTCCTTATTCGGTGAGACCTCTGAGATTCCTAAATAAAAATTCGCCATTGTCTATGCTTCTTGCAGGAGGGATAAATATCCGATCTGTACTTTTCCATCTTCCGTGTAGATATTTTTGAGCTGTTGGATTTCATTTTTTTGGTCTGCGTTCATGTGGTGCTGCTATTTGGTGAGTTCTGTTAGTCTCTCAATCTCTTTCTGCT